TGAGGAGACTCCACAAGGATTAACAGACCAAGCTACCAATCATATCTATGTTGATTATAAATCAGGAAGTCCACAAATATTTTGTACTACTTCTATCAGTGATATTAGTTTTACAGATAAAATAGGACTTGGTCGTGTGTATAGAGACGGTAGTTCTTTGCATATGCTTCCTGGTGGGGCACCTACAAATGATGCTACTCAAAGAACACATCAAGCTATAGCAGCTACTTTGCACTTTCATCGTGCCAGTGGATTTCAAGTATCAGAAACTGGGGATTTAGGTATAGCTATTACTGAGGGCGTTTTCTGGAGAGGATTAAGAAATTTCCCAGTTTTTACTGGTACTGGCTATGATAGTACGGTAACAGATTTTACTCTTTGGTATAATGATGGTGCGTGGCAATCGTCTCAAACAGGTGTTTTAACTCATCATTATAATGATTATGGGACAGGCCTTGTAGCAACAGGATCACAGAGATATGGTAATTTTTGGGTTTATCTCTGTCACGATGGCCATGTTCATGTAGTATATGGATTAGGCAGTTACAAATACGCCGAGGCAATTGCTGCTGCGGCTCCTGCTAATTTACCGACTATTGTTTCTGATTTTGCAATGTTGCTTGCCAGAATAACAGTAAAAACAGAAGAAACTTCTACGTTTACGAATATTAGCACTCCCTGGGATTCTGAAATAATTTCTGGGACAGTAACTACACATGATAGTTTATCTAATTTGGCTTTTGCCGATTCTGGGCATACTGGGTTTCAAGCACAGGGTGATGTACTGGATGACTTAAATGCTTTAGGTGCTGTTACTTCTGATGGTGAGTTTCTTGTAGGGACTGGTGCAGGTACGTTAGCGTGGGAGTCTGGTGATACTGCAAGAACATCATTAGGATTGGGAACAGGGAATGATGTTACGTTTAACGATTTAACTCTTTCTACACCTTCTAATATATATGCTTTATCTCATAACAGTTTTGCCGATTATGATGCCAATAAACACTTTTTACAAAGTGCTATAACAGAAGTAGGCACTGTAGCAACTGGAGTATGGGCCGCTACGGATGTTGCCATAGCTCATGGTGGTACAGGGCAATCAACTGCTCAAGCTGCTATTGATGCTTTAACTCAAGTTAGTGGGGCTACTAATGAATATGTGCTTACAAAAGATACTGCTTCTGGTAATGCTATATGGAAAGAAGCTACTGGAGGTGGATCAGATGAAAAAGTTAAGGTAGACGCTGATGCAGCCGCCGGTTATCTTGGAGCAGCTTTTAACGATGGTGTGCTAAGAACAGACGGCGCCAATATTACATATACAGACAATGGTAATTTTGTTACACTTACAACAGCACAAGGGATTCAAACAACATCAACTCCTCAATTCGCTAAGCTTGGAATCGGTCACGCCCCTACTCATCATATTGATATAGCTCAAGGGGGAGGAACCTTTACTGCTCAAGCAAGTTTAAGAACCTTTGCTGCAAATGTCACTATGGGTTCTTATTGGAATTTTATAAAATCTCATAGTGATAGTTTGGACACATACACAGAAACAATAGATGATGAACTTCTTGGCACACTTAGATTTTATGGCGTGGATGATGTTCCTTCTCTTCAATTGGGAGCTGCTATTTCCGCTAAACAAAACGGGGCTGCTGCCACTGGATTTATTCCGACAGATTTGATTTTCACAACCTACTCTGATACGGCGGCTAATACTGATCATTTGAAATTAAATTCAGATGGTTCTACAGTAGTAAGTGGTACATTTCAAGCTACTAAGCTTGGAGTTGGACATGCTGCTCCAACTAACGGACGACTTCATATCGAAGATTTAACAGTAAATACTACAGAGTATTATTACGGAATGTATAATGAGCATATTAAAACTGCCGGTGCTACTGATACCGACGATAGTTTTGTAGGCTTTAGGTCTATAACAAAGTACGATCAAAGTGGTGGTACTATTGGATTTGGTCGGAGTATGGAGTGTCATTTTCATCACGTTGATGGTGATATTGGTGCTGATGGTACTGCCCGCTACATTAAAACATGTCAAGGTAATGCCTATCTTGGTGATGGCGGTGCGGGTACTCCTAAAGTTTGGGGAGATGTATATGGATTGTCTTTCTTTGTTGACCAGGCTTCTAACCACGAAATAACTGGTAATGCGTATGGTGCCCATATAAGAGTGGATATGGATGGTACTCTTGGTGGCACTGCATATATGTTATACCTACAAGAGAACAGTAATGTTGATTATGGTATCTACCAAAATGGTACGTCCCCTAATATTCTTGAGGGTACTCTTCAAACTACTAAACTTGGTGTCGGAAAAGCCGCTGATGCTAATGTAGCTTTAGATGTTAATGGAACTATTAGGGCACAAGGATCAAATACTCCTACCACAGGAGCAGGTTTTGAAGCATCTTATGTTGGTGGCAAGGTATATATGTTTGCTTATGATAGAGATGCACCGGCATATCTGCCTTTCGTATTGAGAGGTTTGGGGATTGAATTTCGATATGAAAATAATAACGCTATAGAAATTATATCCGGCGGTGGAATTAAAATGCCAAACTTAAAATCTGGAACAACACAGGGATGCCAAACTTAAAATCTGGAACAACACAGGGAGGTGCCGGTGCTGCTGCTGGTGAACTGTGGGTAGATACAGATGATGGTAATACGGTAAAAATGGGAGTGTAAAAATGGCTTCAATAACTTACAATATTCCAAATGAAAAAATAGCTCAATTTAAACAGGGATTTCTAAAATATCATCCTGTACCTACTGATGAAGAAGGTACTCCTATAATGACAGAATTAGAGTGGATAACAAAATGGGGACGGTCACAGTTTATATCAGCGTATAGAGCAGGGATACGACAATTAGCGGCAGAGAATGTGGTAATGGATAATGAGATAATTATGTAGAGTTTGATCAGATAGTTGGAATAGCTTATGTTTGGTTCATTTGGATCACATGAATTTGGGGCACCAGAGTATGTGCCAGTTGTGCCGCCGGGCGTTGGAGGAAATATATCAGTACTAGGAGATACGTCTAGTCATGGTGGCACTATCATAACTTCTGGGCAAGACGGTACATGTAAAGTTGGAGGAGTGGCTGTTGCTGTAGCTGGTGCTATGCATGATTGTCCGATAAAAGATCATGGTATCACACCAATTACAGCTATTACAGTTAAAAGTTATATTAATGGAAAACTAATTCTGACAGAAGGTGCTATTGCTGGTTGCGGAGCGTTAATAATTAGTCCTGATAGAAAAGTTACTGTGGAGTAGTATATAGTTATTAATTTTAATAGTTCATCGATTGTCAACGCAAATAGGTAGCTTAGTTTTAATATTATAGAATAGATGAGGTGTATATGGCTATTCAAGTTGGTACAGTTTGGAGTGATCTTGATCATAGATTGATTCAAGATGCTCAGGGACAATTAAAAAAGGTTACTAATGTAGATGCTGTTTTATCTTCTGTAAATAATATTACTAGAACATATCGAGCAGAGCGAGTGATGTTGCCTGAATTTGGATCTAGTTTTAGAGATATGGTTTTTGAATCTATGAGTAGTCCTTTGATAGATATTATATCTCAAAATATTAAAGATGAGATAGAGCGGTGGGATGATCGAGTTATTGTAACTCAAGTTCGATATCTTGCTGAACCTGATAATAATGCTGTTTTAATTGAAATTGATTTTGCAGTAAAAGGTTATTATAAGATTTTCAAGCAGAAAGTACATATACAAGGAGACACGAAATAATGTCAAATTTATTAAATTATACTTCCTATGATTTTGACGCTCTTGTTTTACAACTTCAAGAGAGGTTGAAAAGTAGAGCAGCTTGGTTAGATGTTTATCGATCTTCTACGGGTGAGATGTTGATAGAACTTCTTGCATACGTATTAAATCTTGGAATGTATTACACAGAACGTCGAGCAGAAGAATCTTTTCTTCCTACGGCACAATTACGTTCTAGTGTAAGAAATTTAGTGCAGTTATTAAATTATTCTCCTAAGAGAAAAACATCATCAACTGGAATTTTGACTTTTAGCATCGCTGAAGCGTTATCTAAGATAGTTTACATTCCTAAGTATACGAAATGTGAGTCTGTAGATGGTGTCTTATTCTTAACAAATGAATCTGCTGCAATAGAAAAAGGTCAAACTTCTGTTACAGTAGCTGCAATTCAAGGTAAATTAGCTCAATTAAATATTACTTCTACTGGAGCAGCTAATCAAGAATATCTAATAGATAATACATCAGTTGAAAATTCAGCATCAACTACTAACCCGACCCTTCGGGTTATTGTAGATGGTACCGAATGGACTAAAGTGTCATCATTTATAAATAGCGGGAATAGTGATACACATTATCGTGTTATTGATGAAATGGATGATACAGTATCGATTTTATTCGGGGATAATATAAATGGGAAAATTCCTGAATCAGGAAATTCAATTGTTATTCAGTATATTATATCTGATGGTGTAAATGGTAATGTTACTTTTGCTGATAAAATTACTACATTGAGTTCAGTTATCTATGATGAAGATGGAACAGCTGTAACTACAACTGTAACTAATACAGATATATTTTTAGGAGGAGATGATGAAGAAAGTACGGAAGAAATTCGATATGAAGCCCCTAGAGTTTTTAAGACAGGTGATAGGGCTGTAAGTAGAACTGACTTTATCGCCATTCTTGAAAATTATCCTGGTGTAGCAAGTGCGAATGTTTGGGGTGAGAACGAAGAAGCTGCAGCAGCAGGAACCACCGTAGATTATACTATGCTAAATAAAGTTAAAATATGTATTGTACTTCAAGATTGGCAGTTACCAGGAACAACTTTTAAGAATACCTTATCAGATTATATTTATGATTTATCTATGTTAACAGTTAAGTATGAATACGTTACACCTGTTATTTTGTATGTTATTCCTGTTCTTGATGTTAAAGTAGCTACTGGATATTCATTATCACAAGCTCAAGCAGATATAACTACTGCGTTAGAAGAAAAATTTACTCTCGGTAGTACGACTAAGTTAGGAACATTAATAAAATATAGTGAAATAATTTCAACAATACATGATTTAGCTGATGTTGCTTACGTAAGTATGGTATTAGAAATAAAAAAAGTTTTATCTAGTACGTATGATTCAGTACATGATTATGGTGCAACGCTTGAAGCTCTTGATGTAAAGCCTGAAACGGTGCGTATATTTATAAATGACGAATATGCGGTTACTGATGTAGATAATAACGATGGAACAGGGACGTTTACAACTGCTACTATCACAGGAGATATAAATTATAGTACAGGTGTACTTACTCTCGATATAGCTGGTGGGCCATATACAGAAGTTTGTGCAAGATATCAACAAGATTCCGATACTAATATTAGCCCTACTTTACGTCAAATTTGTCAACTTAGTACAGTTGATATAGATACAATTGCAATGGAATCGTAAAACAAATGTTTATAAATTAATTAAGGAAGTTACTGATGAGAAAAATTTATGGACTTGAACAAATATGGGTGATTCGACAAGTACGAAATAATATAGTTATTTTTGAAAAAGAAATAAAAAATATTATTCCAAATGAAGGTGAAAAAGCCATCGTAGATACTTTTTATCGAAATAATGGTGCGTTGTATTTTTCTACAGAAACATTTTATGTAGGACTTTATAATGGGAGTATTGGTGAATCCACTATACTATCAACAGTGCCGGGAGAGCCTGTGGGACATGGATATAGTCGACAAGCTATTGAAAGATCTGAAGTTGGTTGGCCAACTATTGAATTAGATGATAATGATTGGCGCGTAGTATCCAAAACGGTATCTATTACGGCTGTTGGAGGTTCAATAGGGCCAGTAACTGGGGCATTTCTTTGTACGTCTCTTGATAATACTGGCGTATTGACTGGAGCTGTTGCAATGAGTGTATCAAGAACTATTCCAGCTGGTGATAAAATTGAATTCGTGATAAGAGCAAAACAGAAATAGGATATAGTCTATGTCAGCAATAAAACAACAAGTTATAAGTGGTGCTGAAAATACTAGAACTATAACGGCTACTACCGGTCGACAAGCCCAAACATTCATTGTTCATGCTTCGTATTTATTAGATGCAATTGCACTTAAATTGACGCGTTCAGGAGATATAGGAACAGTGACTGTTAGTCTTAAAGTAGTATTAGGAGGTGAACCGTCGGGTGCCGATTTATGTTTTGGTACAAAAGATAGTGTTGATATTACTACCGGTGCAGCAGAATGGTATACATTTACTATGAATACTTCAGTTACAGTAGATGCTAATACTATGTATGCTGTAGTTGTTAAGACATCTAACGCAGCAACGCTTACTATTAGTGGCACTGCCACGGGCACCACATATTCAGAAGGAGTAAATTATACTTCTGCTGATGGAGGAAGTACATGGTCCACTACCAGTCATGATATGTGGATAAAAACATATGGTGCAAGTACAGCTGTTGCACAATTAGTTGCTGCAACTGATAGGTGTACGATTCAACTTTCAAATATATTTGGTTTAGCAGATGATGGAACACTGGCTTGGATTTATGATACAGGTGGTTCAACTATATATCGCGTTTTAAGACATCCTGTAACAGGATATTTTTGGTGTGTGGGAACAGCCGCGGATAACGGTGATGGAAATGGAACACGAAATTTGTGGGTATTGGATACTCAAGGTAACTATGTCACAGGTTATCATGTACGATCATCTGCACATGCTTACGATATAGATATAGATGATACTTATGTTTATATCGGATGTTATGGCGGTGCTGCACGATTGCCTCACGATTTATCATCAGAATCTACGTTTGGTTCAGGAACGGTTCAAGCGATAAAAGTTGATTCTGATGGTAATGTATATATTGGTGGGGGTGGATTAACTAATATACTTCGTAAATATGATAGTTCTTTAACATATCAATGGCAGGTAAGTTCTACTAGTGATACATGTAAATCAATTGATATACTATCTAATGATGATGTTATTATAGGTACTAGTGATTATGAAGTACGCCTATACAAATCGGATGGCTCAAGTCCTGCTGCAGGTACTTGGCAATACGTTTTTAACGCTGGAGATGTTCGAGCCCGAGTAGCTAATGGAGATATAATTTATGCTGTACAGAGTAATGCTATAGCTGGCGTAAGGAAACGATTTGCGGCGTTAAATTCAAGTGGAGTAGAACAATGGAGCATTACTACTGCCGCGGGAGACATAGAACGTGTTGCATTTGATTCTTCATACCAACCGTATGTAGCTGCATCATATCAAGATTCTTTTAGTATACTGAAAGTTGATCTAACAAATCATAAAGTACTAGGTTTGTTTAATCTACCTGGTGGGCTTACAGTCAATAGCATTGCTTTAACACCGGATTTTGCTTATTCTAAAGAGCTAAAAGATGATATATTATTTATGTATACAATGAATGATAACGCTGCAAACACAACAGTGGTAGATGAATCTGAAAATGGAAGAAATGGAACAGCCACTAAGAATACTTCAGTTATGTCAACAACAGGTAAAATGGCTGAAGCGTTAAATTTTGTGGATACTGATGCAGATGAAGTAAATGTAGGAGATTTATCTGTTTTTGATCTTATCCCTGGTAGAAATCAAACATATAGTTTTTGGTATAATTGGGATGGAACGGCATTAGCCGACTATTCAGGATTTATTAGTAAATATGCTAAAGAAGGTTTTGAATATAAGGGAGTAATTATTAATCTTCGTGATGGATCAAATCAAGTAGTTGGAGGGGGTTATTTTCCTACATCTAATCTTCGAGTAGTTAATGTAACTGATGCTGCACTATTGACGGGTTGGCATCTTGTTGTTCTTCGAATTGATAGAGCTGGTTCTATTTGGTTATCTATAGATAATTGGACATATTCTGGATATAGTAATATTAAAGATCTTGCGTATGTAGATGCTTCAAATTCTAAATATCTTTCTATTGGTGGTGATTGTGGTGTTAGCGCTAATTATGACGCATTTAATGGTAAGATTGATTGTGTTGCGGTATGGAATCGATTAATAACTGAGGAGGAGGAAGCAGTTTTATGGGATGATGGATCTGGAACTGAAGATTTTGGGTTTATTGTTGCACCTGTAATCACTGTTCAACCTACAGCAATGACTCATGCTGATGTTGGAGATATCGTAAATCTTTCAATTACAGCTACTGGAGAACCAGCACCAACATATCAATGGTATAAAGATGGATCTCCCATATCTGGTGAAACATCGGATTCAATTAGTTTTACAGCTGCTAATGATTCAGGAGGAAGCTATACTTGTATTGCTACAAATGAAGGAGGTGATGATACTTCTGATACGGCAGTTGTGATTATTAGCCCAGGGGTATCAGATCAATCCCCAGATACTGATGCGTATCTTGGAGCTTTAACAACATTATTTGTTGTAGCAACTGGGACTTCACCATTTACATATCAATGGTATAAGAATGGAGTTTCTATGGCAGGTGCAACTAGTGCTTCCCTGCAATTATATTCAGCATTTGCTGACGCAGGCACATATAAATGTACGATAACTAATCCTGCAGGTTCAGTAACTTCAGCAGATATTGTACTCACAGTAGCAAATAACCCATACACATGGAATCCCTTTAATTTATCATTGGATATTGATAGAACTATATAGTAGTTAAAAATTGGAGAATTTAAGATGGCTTGGCATCTTGATGAAGGATATTTTTTAGACTTAGAAAATACTAAAGAGATAATATCAGAAGGTTCTATCTCTATTGATATGAACTATACAGCTCAGCCTTTTCTTGAAGAAATAAATTTAGTATCAGAAACTGAGCTTTCTTTGAGTGTGTTGCAGTTTATTTCATTAGACTTACTTCAACTAGTTCCTGATAAATTTAAGAATTCAGCTATACTTCAAGATTATCTTGACGAAGCAGGTATTCAAATTGGCGGTTGGTTAACTAGTGTTTATAATATTACAAAATTAGTTAATCCAAATACAGTTGGTACAGTACAGTATTTAAGGTATCTTGGTGAACTTATTGGAGTTGAATTCACACCAGAAGATGATACGTCAACAGGAAAATTAAGAAAAGAACTAGTTGATGCAATTGATTGGTATAAGATAAAGGGAACATATGAGTCAGTTCAAGTACTTGCATTAATTCAACAATTTACTGTTAATTTTTATGATATGTATACAAATGATTATGAAACTTTCTATATGACAGACTGGTTTGTAGGAGATGAAGATGAAAATCCAGCGGGTTTTGATAGTACGTACTACAAATCCCCGCATTTTGGGTTAGAAGTTTTATTAAACGTAGTTCATGAAGAAGGTTCCATTGATTACCTTTGGAAAGCCGCGTACTTAAATAATTTATCTTTTCAAGTTGAAAGAACACGGCCAATTCATACAGTACCACATTACTTAATACTTTTAAATCCAAAAACTGATGAACTAGGTAATATCATAGAGGTAGATGGTGAAATAAAAACAAAGGTACATGGTACTTGGGAAGTTGATGGTAAATATTTTGATATGGCAGCAAGTGCAGATACTTGGAATTTTGATGATGGAACATATTTTGATCAATCTACAGAATCTTTTATTAAAAGTATAACAACATGGAAATTAGGTACTGGTGGTAGCTATGATGTGATTGATGTGCAACTTGAAGGGACTATTGAAGCAAATGATATTAGTATTACTGATAGTAAAATAACTTTTGAATTCATGGTGCCAAAAACAAGTGAGTGTGATGGACTAAATGAATTGGGTCTTTATGGTACTGGATCTAATAATGGATTAGTTTTATCGAGTATTTTTCCAAAAATTGATAAGACTAGTGATGTTGAATTAAGAGTATATGTAGAAGTTTATAAACAAGATTTATCTTAATATTTTGAAATTATAGGAGAATTTTCATGGCAGCAGATGTTGGAAATCAAATCGTTACACTGCTATATTATACATCAGCTTCAA